TTCAAATCATCTAGCGTCATTCTCGATTGCATCGTTGCCGATAAATTTGCAAAGTCTACATCAAGCAATAATTCAGTATAAAGTAATTTCAATCTATCATATGCATCTCGATTCGAAGCATAGGTCCCATAAGCATGACCTATTATTGACATTATTACATCTATATTGTCTCGATATCTTGTTTCTCGTCCCCATATTGCACGGACCAAAAACTCCCGACTCTCTCTAAACGGCAAAAACTTTGATTGACCAGGTAAATGAATAAAAGGATTCACTATAATCTGATGTCTTAAAAATGTAGAACCCCAGTGCGTGACCCATCCATCCTTAATCTTTGAACAAAATGGCAACCCATCCTTCAAATCTCGGACCTCCACGCCTAAATATTTTTTCATGAATGATTGAAAGGCTAATCCCGAGAAATAGAAGGCACCCAACCCTAATCCTTTCCTATAAAGATGATCGTCTCCGCAAACTACCAACTTTATAATGCGAATAAATTCCTGTTCTAGTGTCTCCCGATCTTTTTCTGGACAAGTCATAATCTGATACACACAAAATAAACAGAAATACATTGCCATTATCCAGGAATCCATATGTGATGTATTAAAAGCTCCTGACGGAACTCCTCCTTTTACTACACCCCAAATATCCCCAAAAAGTTTCGTAATTCGCATTATCATATTTTTTAGGAGATCTTTTACAATTCTTTCGAACGCAGGAAAATCTTCTCCAGAAGGATCTTGATGCACCAACATAGTAGAAAAATAAAGATTCACAAAAACTTCCAGCACACTCTGATCAAAGTTTTTTGCATCCCCTTCTACAAACTCTGGTGAAAAACAACTTTCCAAATCAACTCCTAAGCATCGTGCCAGTGTATCTGCCCCTCCTTGAGACCATGAATGACCCACTCGTATCACCCATCCTCTCTCCTTTCGATGACGAAGATAACTTGCCAACTTCTCCAGCATAATATAAGGTGAATTTGGAATCACAAATATTCGAAGTTTTGACTTCCACTTCAAGTAATCCTCATCACTCAGTTGTTTAACGAAGTCAAAGAAGTTCTCATTCTTCGGAGAATATGTATAGTAGATTGGGATTTCCTTTCCATCTCTAATGTAAGCTAAAACCGCTTCTATGTCCTGTTCAAAAGTATCATCCTTCTTTCCTCGCTGACATACATTCACTGGATATGGAAACTCTTCGGTCGGATGAATTACATAGCTCTGTCCATCATTGCAGCCATTCGAAGAGCCCATATACATCCCTCGCAAAGGTTCCAAAGTCAACTTTCTATCCACTTTTTCCTGACGATCTACTTTCATCATCCGATATAAATGATCCATAGCTTCATTCATGTACTGTAACGGTTCA